CTTGAAGCGCTTCAAGAACGTTCAAACTTCGTCTTGGTTGAAAAACCGTGTACGAAAATTTGCCTCGTTCCGAAAGACTTCAAAGGACCTCGTCTTATATCTGCCGAATCTACTGCTACGCAGTATCTACAGCAGGGTCAGATGAGGAAGATGATGCATTTTATCAAGTATCACCCTCTCCTACGCCTTTCTATGCGGCTAGACGATCAAACGTTTAACCAAATTAGGGCAAAGGAGTCGGTACAGAATCGTCAAGCAACGGTTGATTTATCAAACGCTAGTGACACGGTTTCTGTACAACTAGTCTGGTATCTCCTTTCAGGAGTTCCCAAACTTAGGAAGTACTTGTTCTCGACGCGCTCCTATTATTCTCAACATAAGAATAAGAAGATCCGTCTTGTTGCATTTGCCCCAATGGGATCAGCAGTTTGCTTTCCCGTTGAGACATTGGTCTTCTGGGCGCTTTCTATGGCGTCCGTTAGACTTCATCGTTGTGAGCATCACCCCATTAAAGGAGTGATTCTACCCACGTGGAGAAACGTTGCTCCAGAGGTTACAGTTTTTGGTGATGATATCATTATCCCCACCGATGGCTGCCTCGAAACTCTCCTAACTACACTTCAATCTGTCGGGTGTTCTCCTAACATGTCAAAAACATGCTGGAAGACCCCGTTTAGAGAGTCGTGTGGGAAGGATTATTTTAATGGAATTGATGTTTCTATAATAAGAAACAGATCTTTCCATTATGGAGCGACCAATAAGCTCTCCGATTACCCTGTCTTATTAGATCTACAGCGAAAATTTTTCGCCATAGGTCTTTTTAGGACAGCGAGGTTGCTCGCTGGTTGGGCTAGAGAAATCTATCCAATCATTGAGTATTCCATATCTCCGCGCGACCTTGAGGCCTTTAGACAAAATCTAGAGGCTTTCAGGGCTGATACTGAAGGAGACAATGTTGTCTTTCATCGGTACCAAGATCAGTACTGTTTTGCGTTTTCTGACCGGGATCTTATTGATCCAGGTATTAGAACTCGCTTTAATAGTGCTTATCAGCGCATTGAAGCTCGGCTCCCAAGACTAATTCAACGGTCTTTGGAGTGGAAGTCAGATGGATATCCGCGCCTTTTGGCACGGCTTTTGTCTGATCGCATTGATCGAATCCCGAATCGTGACGTAATCGTCAAAATCGGGTGGTCATCAATTCCGGCATACGCGGGCATTTGCAGTCCGAAGTTCGCCTGATGTGAT